TCTCGTCCGGCACGGCCAGCGGACCACCTTCTTGCACATAGGACCATGCTACGGAGAGGTCCGGGCAAGTGGGCATGTACATGAACTGGTTGGGGATGAACGAGCAGTTGTCGAGCGGGATGTCGAGGGCCGAGCCGAAGTCGCGGGAAAACTCGCGGTACTCATCAGGCGTCACGTTGCGCGACAGGGGGATTATAACGCGAATGCGTGGACGATCCGGCTGATGCGAGAAGGTCGAATAGGCCACGAAGGCGGATTCGATCCGGGTGACAAGCAGAAAGGTCAGCTCGTCAATGTTCATGTCAACTTCGTCAATGTCCAGCGTCAGAAGCGAGCGAAACAGCAAGCCATCTTCTTTGCGCTCCGAGGTCTTGAAAGCCCCGCCGACCAGATACTGACCGCCCTTCTCAAGGGCTACTTCATGGCGGCTGAGCCGCTTGGCGATGTCAGACCACGCGACCTTCTTGTGCTTGACCGTGCCGAAATCGACACCAAGCGAGATTTCATATTCCATGTTCAGTCCTTAGTTTTAGTGAGATCAACCGCCTTGAACTTACCCCCAGATAGCTTCTCCAGTTCCACTGCTCGTTTGGGCGGCAACCAGCCGCGCGCCACCCAATGGCTGACCGCAGCGCGATCAACGTGCAGCGCCCTGGCTAGGTTGGCCTGACTCCCAAACCACTCTACAACCTCTTGCAACATACCTCTTGCCTCATTGGAAATGTGCCGCTAATGTTAAGCGCAGTTCAACACCAAAGCAAGAAGGAAAAGATAATGCTAGAAACCGAAATCAAAGAACTCACCAAGGCGATTAACGCTGCGACTGAGGCGGTCAAGGTGCTGACGGAATCGCTCCGCAGCCCGGTTAATGCCGCGACCGACTGCGAGGAAGAAGAGCCTGTCAAGCGTCAAGAGACACTTGACGATCCGCAGGATCAGGACATCACCGCTGATGGTCTCCAAGCCATGTGCATGAAGGCTGTGCGGGCGGATGAAAAGAACCGCCAGAAGATTAAGGAGATCATTGGCGGATATGGCGTGGATCTGATTAAGGACATTTCGCAGGAGAATTACCCTGAGCTTATCAAGAAGCTGGAAGCCCTGTTCTGATGGCGGCTCACGCTCGTCTAAGCGCCAGCGGGTCACACCGCTGGTTGGCTTGTCCCGCCTCGGTCGAGGCTGAGAGAGCTATTGCCGACAAGTCCAGCCCCCATGCGTTTGAGGGGACTGTCGCGCACGAACTGGGAGAGATGTGCCTAAAGACGCAGACCGACGCCGAGGAGTGGGTTGGCAAGGTTCTGCCTGAGACGAATGCCGAAGTTACGCAGGAAATGGCTGACTTTGTGCAGGAGTACGTTGATTATGTTCGCTACCACGATCACCGGGATGGATTCTTGGGGATCGAGGTGCGGGTGGATTTCAGCGACTGGGTGCCGGAAGGCTTTGGCACTTGCGACGCAATCGTGCTTCGTGACGATCTGCTGCATGTCATTGACTTCAAATACGGTAAAGGCGTCAACGTCTCTCCGGTAGAGAATAGCCAAGGGCTGCTCTATGCGCTTGGGGCCTATGCTGAGTTCCGCGCCTTTACTGACATCAAGCGTATCCGCATCTCTATCGTCCAGCCGCGCATCAAGGAGGCCCCGGAACATTGGGAGATCGACCTCGACACGCTCCTGAAGTGGGGTGAATACGCCAAACAGCGGGCCGAGATGGCCTGTCAGCCGGGTGCTGAGTTCAACCCCGGCGAGAAGCAGTGCCAGTTCTGCAAAGCTCAATCGACTTGCGCTGCGCTTAAGGTCCATGTCGAAACAGCCCTTATGGCTGAGTTCGACAACCTAACGCAGTTGACGCCGGTTAATCGCCTCACCGACGAGCAGCTTGGCCGGGTGCTGAACAACAAGCGCCTGGTCGTTAGCTGGCTCGACGCGGTGGAGGGCTACGTCAAGGAGCAGCTTCAGAACGGTGTCCCGGTCCCAGGCTTCAAGCTGGTTGCCGGTAGGGCTAATCGCCAGTGGGCTGAAGGCGTAGACGCTAAGGTCGAAGACCTGTTTGGGGATCAGGCATACAGCCGCAAGTTGATCTCGCCAGCGCAGGCCGAGAAGCTACTGGGCCGCAAGCGTCTGGACGAAATTGCCGACCTGGTAGTCAAGCCTGAAGGCGCACCCACCATCGCAGGAGCGGACGATCCGCGACCGGCAGTAAATATCACGGCAGATGATTTTTAGGCTTGCATCTGGATTTGTGATGACCTACGCTCAACACGCACTGTTGAGTGCAAAAGCCTAAAAACTGCAAAGGAAATGCAAATGAAGATCAAACTTCCAAACGTCCGCCTCTCGTTCCCTTCGGTCTTCCAGAAGGCATCGTTCAACGGGGTAGAGACTAAGTATGAGGCTACCTTCCTGCTGAGCAAGAAGGAACACGCCGATCTGGTCGCTTCGATCCAAGCTGAGATCAAGAAGAAGGTCGCTGAAGACCTGAAGGGTGCCAAGCTGGGTGCGGACAAGATTTGCCTGCGTGACGGCGATGAGACTGAGTATGACGGTTACGCCGGGCATCTCAGCCTGAAGGCATCTAACAAGAAGCGCCCGATGGTCCTCAATAAGGACAAGACGCCGCTGACTGAGGACGATAACGTCATCTACGGTGGCTGCTACGTCAACGCGATTGTCGAACTCTGGGCGCAAGATAACCAATATGGCCGCCGCATCAACGCTAACCTGCTCGGTGTCCAGTTTGTGAAGGATGGCGAGCCGTTCGGTGGAGGCGGTGAGGCCCTTAAGGCCGATGACTTTGACGATCTGAGCGGAGACGATTTCGAGTTCTGATTTCCTTTGGCCCCAGGTCGTGTTGGGATGATCTGGGGCCATCCTTTCTGAGGCTACTCCTCAATGATTATAATTGATTGTGAAGTCTATAAAGACTACTTTTTGCTGGCTGCGTTACATGTAACCAGTGGCAAGACAGCCGCATATGAAATGTATGATGGCTGTGACTTTGATGTCACAGCGGCAAAGCGCCTGATGTCGGGCCACACGACAGTCGGCTTCAATTCAAAGAACTACGACTTGCCGATCATTGCTGCTGCACTGGCTGGCCATAGCTGCGAGCAGATTAAGGCGCTTTCTGACAGCATCATTGAGGGTAACTTGCCGCACTGGCAGCTACCGATAACTGCGCCGAAGTCTTGGGATCACATTGACCTGATCGAACTGGCGATTGGCTCGGCCTCGCTGAAGATTTACGGCGGTCGCCTTAACGCTCCCAAGATGCAGGATTTGCCGATTGAGCCGGGCGCGTCGATCTCCCCTGAGCAGCGCAAGGTACTGCGTGAATACTGCATCAACGACTTGGAGACCACGGTACTGCTGTACAAGCATCTGAAGCCCCAGATCGAACTGCGCGAGCGCATGTCTGAGGAATATGGCGCGGATCTTCGCAGCAAGAGCGATGCCCAGATTGCCGAGGTCGTGATCCGGTCGGAGATTGAGCGGGTGTCGGAGTGCGAAGTGTCGAAGCCGTCGATCAAGAAGTCGATGCGCTTTCGCTACCAGCCGCACCGCATGATCTCTTTCCGCTCGGAGGCGCTGCAAAAGGTCTACCACAAAGTGTTAGAGACAGACTTCCAACTGGCTGCAAACGGATCGGTCGAGATGCCGGATTGGCTCAAGGCGGAACGCATTAGGATCGGCCAGGCTGAATACCAGATGGGTATTGGCGGGCTGCATAGCTGCGAGAAGCGGCAGTTCATCGAGGCCGGTAAGGGTCACTTCCTTGCCGACTGGGACGTTGCCAGCTACTACCCCAATATCATTCTGGCACAGCGGCTGGCACCCAAGCACCTTGGCGATGACTTCCTGACTGTCTTTGAATCCATCGTTGATCGGCGGATTGCGGCCAAACGCGAGATGCAGAGGATTGAGAAAGAGATTGCCCGATTACCGGACGGGTCTGAAAAGCGCATTGCTGAGTTAAAAGAAGAGCATACTTACCATAAAACTCAGTCGGATGCTTTTAAACTCTCGGTAAACGGATCGTTCGGTAAGCTGGGTAGCAAGTACAGCTTCCTTTACAGCCCTCAGCTTCTGATCCAGACCACGCTCACCGGCCAGTTGGCCTTGCTCATGCTGATTGAGCGCATGGAGGACACAGGCATCAGGGTAGTCAGCGCCAACACAGACGGGATCGTCCTGTACGGAGAGAAGGCTTTTGAGGCTGCGATGGCAGGCGTGGCTTGGGACTGGATGCTTGACACCAGCTTTGAGCTTGAGCGGACGGATTATCGCTGTCTCGCCAGCCGCGATGTAAACAACTATCTGGCCGTCAAACTCGATGGGAGCGTCAAGGGTAAAGGTATCTTTGCTCCGCCCAGCCTCGCTAAGAACCCGGACTGCCCAATTGTCTATGAGGCGGTGGCTAATCGTATTGCCAAGGGCACTCCGGTCGAGCGAACTATCCGGGATTGCCGGAATGTTGAGAAGTTTGTGACCGTGCGCCGGGTAACGGGTGGCGGCGTCTGGGGCGATGAGTATCTAGGCAAGGCTGTGCGGTATTACTACGCTACTAGCGTAGCGCCCGATCAGGCGATCACCTACCAGAAGAACGGCAATAAGGTGCCCAAGAGCCTTGGTACAAGGCCGCTGATGGTGCTTCCTGATGCGTTGCCGGACGACATTGACTATCAGGTCTATGAGAATGAGGCCCGCAAGTTGCTTGCTGAAGTGGGGTATATGTGATGCGCGAACGTGACATTGAGCGCAAGGCTTGTGATCTGGCCAAAGAGGCTGGTTGGTTGGTCTTCAAGTTTGTCTCACCGGCTCAGCGTGGTGTGCCTGATCGCATCTTTATACGTCAGGGACGTATAGTGTTTATCGAGTTCAAGGCTCCTAGTGCAAGACCAACCAAGCTGCAATGGCGAATGATTGAGCGTCTGCGCGACCAGGGGTGCGAAGTCTATGTGTGCGACTCAGTGGAAAGTGCTTGCGATGCTCTCGGAATCTGACCTTCACAACTATCAAACTAAAGCTATCGACTTTATAAAAGAGCGTAAACGCTGCGCTCTTTGGTTGTTTATGGGTGCTGGGAAGACATCCACCACCCTGACTGCTGTGAGCGATCTGATCGACAGCTTCGCAGTCCGCCGCACCTTGGTTGTTGCCCCGCTGCGCGTTGCCAATAGCGTCTGGAGGCAGGAAGCGGCCCATTGGAAGCATTTGCGCCATCTAAATGTGTCGGTCTGCACAGGCCCTGAGCGACAGCGCCTGTCGGCCTTACAGCGAGACGCTGACATCTACGTCATAAACCGCGAGAACATCCCTTGGCTAGTGAACCATTACAAATCGGACTGGCCCTTTGACTGCGTGGTGATTGACGAGGCGTCGAGCTTCAAGAACCCGTCCAGCCAGCGTTTCAAGGCTCTACGCAAGACGCTGCCGCAGACCAACTACATGATCCTGCTGACCGGGACACCTAGCCCTAACGGCCTGCTTGACCTGTGGTCGCAGATTTACCTGATCGACTACGGCAACACGCTCGGCAAGACGATGACGGCCTACAAGCAGCGGTTCTTTGAGCAGGACTACATGGGCTACAAGTTCAAGCCCCGCGAAGGCTCTGCGGATCGCATCCATGCACTCTTGCAGCCTATGGTACTATCAATGGCGGCAGAGGATTACCTCGAACTGCCCGACAGGATCGACATCGTTCAGCCGGTCGATCTGCCCTCAAGCGCGCTCGCAGGCTACCGAGACTTTGAGCAGACGCTCTTGGCCGAGTTGCCGGACGGAGAAGAGATCGAAGCAATGAACGCTGCGGTCCTTGCCAACAAGCTGCTGCAATACTGCAATGGCGCGGTATACACCGATGACATGGGTAGCTGGTCGGAAGTGCATAGCGTAAAGCTTGATGCGCTAGAGGAACTTGTCGAGCAGAACGAGGGCGAAAACATCCTAGTCGCCTACAACTACAAGACCGATCTGGAGCGCCTGCTAAAGCGGTTTCCGTTTGCCAGGGTCTTGGATAAAGACCCGCAGACCGTCA